AGTAAAATAATGAGCTTAGAACTTGCAAAAGAAATTAATTATACCAACATGGTTGCTGAGTTGGCTAAACCAGGTGCTGATATCGTAGCATCGCTGACACCTGAAATGGCTCATGTACTTCATATGGCAGTTGGTATTTCAGGTGAGTCAGGTGAATTGCTTGATGCAGTTAAGAAAGCAGCGATCTACTGCAAAGCTGTTGATCGTGATAACGTCATTGAAGAACTAGGTGATCTTGAATTTTACATGGAAGGCATTCGTCAAGGATTTGGAATCACCCGCGAAGAAACTTTGCTTGGAAACATTGTCAAACTGGCATGTGGGCCTAAGGCCAGGTATAAAGGGGGCAAATATTCTAATGCCGCTGCTCAGGAACGTGCCGACAAACAGTAATATATATTTGGCGGCCTGAGGAATAAAATATGACAACTAATATCAAATATAAGTCAAACGGCGGAGTGTATCTTGAAAAACACTTACTCCCCATTGAAGAATTTAAAGAGCCAGTAGAATTCGCCAACCAGCAGCTGAAAATCTTTTGGTTGCCCGACGAAGTGAAAGTTGAGAAAGACATTCAAGACGTCCTTGTCAATTTCACAGAAGCAGAAAAGCATGGTGTTATTTCAACGTTGAAGCTTTTCTCGCTTTATGAAACACACGCAGGTGACGAATATTGGGGTGGTAGATTCAAGAAAATGTTCGACGGCGCCGAATTTCACAGAATGGCGTCTGTTTTTGCTATGTTTGAGTTAGCCGTTCATGCACCGTTCTACAATAAAATTAATCAGTTGCTGCACATCGATACACCTGAGTTCTATCTTTCGTATCAAGAAAATCCAATTCTTAATGCAAGAATCGAACACATTAGCTCTATCATTAACGACCCAGATGATCTGGTATCATTAGCTATGTTCTCGATGGTCGAGGGTGTGATTCTGTACTCAAACTTCGCATTCTTGAAGCATTTCCAGTCTCAAGGAAAGAACAAGTTAATGAACTTGATTCGTGGCATCAATTTTAGCTTGAGGGACGAGAATCTTCATTCAATGGCTGGCGCGTGGTGTTTCAAACACAAAGCAAAGAATATCAGTAAAGAAGAACTAGATCGAGTAGAAGTTAAGATAATCGCAGGTGCCAACAAGATTCTTGAGCATGAATTGGAGATCATTAAGATGATCTTTGAAAAAGGATTCATCGACGGTATCACAGAAAAACAATTGGTGCATTTTGTTGAATCCAGAATTAATGAGTGCATGAAGCAACTCGGATTTAAGAAGATGTTCGACGTTAAATATAACCCCATCGCAGAAGGCTTCTACAAGACTATTAACGATTACGCATTCAACGATTTCTTCACTGGAATGGGTAATCAGTATCATAGAAACTGGGACGAAAGCGCCTTTGTGTACAAAACAGCAGAAGAGGTTTCAGAGTAATGACAATTAACTTATACGATAAGCTAAGTGAAGAGCGTAAAAAGTTACAAGAGGACGGGTTGATACCTGAATGGTATAGCACAGGTGGATACCAACTCTTTAAAGAGAAATACGATTATCAAACAGACGGCAGAGCTGTTCGTGGTCAATTTGAACGGATTGCTAAGACCGCTGCAAAGCATCTTAAAGGCACATCGTTCGCTGACCAAGCAGAACAACAGTTCTTTGATTTGTTATGGAATGGAGATCTGAGTCCATCAACCCCTGTTCTTGCTAACATGGGAACTGATCGAGGTTTACCTGTTTCATGTTCTGGTTCTGTTGTAGGCGATAGCATATATGGGTTTTATTCAAATAGATTAGAGACCGCCATGCTAACGAAGATGGGTTTTGGTACGTCAGGTTATTTAGGCAACATCAGACCTCGTGGTTCTAGCATCGCAGTTGGCGGAAAAGCATCAGGTGTTGTACCCGTGTTTAAAGGTCACGTACAAGATATGCGAGATGTTGCCCAGGGCACTGCCCGCCGCGGCGCCTGGGCAGGATACCTGGAAATTGATCATGGTGATTTTGATGAACTCGCAGATTTCATCATGGCAGAAACAGATGATGCGAATGTGGGTTGGATTGTGTCGAATGCTTTCATTGACTTGTTAGAAGCAAAAGACCCAGAAGCTGATCGCAGGTTCAAGAAATCTATGAAAGTAAAAATGGTGACTGGTAAAGGTTACTATTGCTTCATCGATAAAGTGAACGCAAAGCGGCCTGAGATGTATAAACGTCTTGGGTTGATAGTTAAATCATCCAACCTATGCGATGAAATCACGCTGTTTGCTGATGAAGATCATACATTCACCTGTGTTCTTTCTTCTATGAACGTAGCTCGTTATGATGAATGGAAAGATTCAAAAGCTGTTTATTGGGCAACTGTGTTTCTTGATTGTGTTGCGTCAGAGCTAATCGAACGAGCTGATAATATACCCGGATTAGAAAAAGCGGTTCGGTTTACACGAAAAGGTCGCGCCCTTGGCCTGGGTCAATGTGGTTTCCATACGTTACTCCAATCAAAGATGATTCCATTTGAAGGTTTTGATGCTCATGTTCTTAGTCAGCAAATTGCTGCCCATATTTGGAAAGAATCTGAGAAAGCATCTCAAGATTTAGCTGTTGCGCTGGGCGAACCCGAATGGTGTGTCGGAACAGGTTTACGGAACACTCACAGAATAGCAATTGCACCTACCAAATCAACTGCATTGCTTATGGGTGGTGTTTCAGAAGGTATTAATCCTGATCCTGCAATGTCGTTCACACAAAATACAGCAGGCGGTGACATTGATAGACTGAATCCGGTTCTTCTTAAAATTATGAAAGCTAAGAACGTGTATAGCAGGCGTTCTGTTCAAGACATCACAGACAAACAAGGTTCGGTACAACATGTAACCTGGTTATCAGTTGAAGAGAAGGAAGTGTTCAAAACAGCATTTGAGATTAATCAGAAAGCTGTTATACGACTTGCAAGCGCGCGCGGTATGTATATCGATCAATGGCAGTCGCTGAATTTGTTCTTTGCAGCAGACGAAGATCCTGCTTGGATTGCAGAAGTTCACGGCGTGGCATTCCGTGATCCTAACATTTTGGGTTTATATTACATTTACACACAAGCAGGTGTTCAGGCATCAAAGGGTGAATGCGAGGCGTGTCAGTAATGGCGAGTAAGAATGACGTAACAGGTGACTCGTTAGTATCTAAACCAACCAATAAAGCGTATGCTGATGGTTGGGATAGGATATTCGGAAAGAAAGACAAGCTTGAAAAGAAACTTAAAAAGGAAAAGAAAGATGTCAAAAAAGAAAATATTTTGTGACTCTTGTGAAAATGAGTGTACGATTGTATACAAAGACACAGAGGATCAGATTGAATTCTGTCCTTTCTGCGGCGAACCAGTGTTGGTTGACTGGTGTTCGGATGACGTAGCTGAAGATTAGACAAAAACACGTTGGTTTTCATCAAAAGTCGAAAATAAATGTTAGATGTCAAATCTAAGATTAGAGAGCCTTGAATGTAAGTCTTTTTCTTTGTTCATAAACCATTTACGCATTACTTTAGCTCTGATGTTCTCATTCAAACACAACGGGTCAAATAATGCACCAGTGAAATATAATGCCCACTCTTCTGCATACATACATGCAGCAGCCGTGTCAACGAAGATCAGGATTTCTCTGATGAAATGATCTTCAGTAGATTCTGCAATCCACGCTTGTAGTTTGTCAGATGAAGACCAGTACGTTTTCCAATCACTCTCAACTTTGTACTTCTTCTTTTTACCTTTAACCTGTTTCGTCTTCGTCGAGAACAGCGTCTTCCTTCCAATATACCACTTCCCAGACTCTAGGTGTTTGATTTTATAGATGAAAAACTGCGCCGTTTTCGGTATTTCCGCGTCTCCTATGTACGACCCATTAAATACCCAAGATGTGACCGTTTTCTCGTCAATTACTTCGCTAACTACTTGATTTAATTCAATTTTTGACATTTTATCGCGGTTTCTGTATAATTGGTTTATGACTACCACTATTTATATGAAGGTAACACCATGAGTGATGTTCTGCTTTCCTCTATCTCTTTATTCTTCAGTTCCTTTACGGTTGTTCTGTTCCTGGGTTTCCAGAGCCAAGTTGTTCGATTGGGTCACAAACTTCCGGCATTTTTCCTCTCGGTTGGTATTGGAACCATGCAAATCGTGGCATTCAAGTTGGTGCCAGATGCTGGTGTAATCGAAACTTTCTTTTTCATACTGGGTGGCGCTCTCGGCATCGTTTCCAGTATCACGGCTCATACAATATACGTTAAAATGCGCGGTATCAATGACACTCGCGGTGTAATTCCGCATGCAACTCCACGCCATCCTGGAGGAATTTAACCACAAAAACCGTCCGATGAACCTGCAGCGGCAACATCCCCACAACTGATGGAGTCTCCAATTCTATGAACTGGTTTACCTTCTATGAACACTGTGCTTGATCCGCCAGTTGCGACTCCGTCATGTGATTGTCTCTTGCAAGTGTGAACCGGATAGTATGCTCCTATAACGTTTACGAGAGCATTGTTCATAAATACGCTGCTTTGACCAGCAGAAGTAGTTGCCCGTGGAGTGAAACAATGTCCTGCTGATTTATCAATACCCAATCTTGTTATAGCAGGCATTAGTATTCTCCCTTAGCAACAAATTCACGTAACTTAGCGTTTGCTGTTTCCCAGTTATTTCTAACTATGATTATCGAGGTTTCTGTACCTTGAGAAGTTGTTGCTGTCACG